TAACCTTTCCCATAAAACACGAAATGCTTTCTCAGCAACACCTGGTACAACGCCATTGCCGAGTAATCTTAGTCTGTCTGTTCGGTTTTGATTTGTGTCCACCCCACCGGCAAACCCATCAATTGCTCCACCCAGTTCGGATTGAGTTTCAAAGACACGCGGTTCTTCCCATTCGTATTGAGGTTCGTTTGGTCTTGAAGGCCATTGAGCATTATAGCATTCGGAAGCTGCGTGTTGTGTCGTGGTTTCTTCAGGCAATGCTCCAGCGAATTTGCTCCCTTGTAATCCCTTGCCGCTGGTGTCGGCCAGTTGACTATCACATTGTTCTCCAGACTTTCCACGGCATCCCTCAGTTTGACTGACCAATTCTGTCCTTTGGTGTTCTTCCGATAAAACTGACCTGTCTCGCTGATGCTTGCCGGAGCTAATCCTCCCTCCGCATCCGAGGTTCGTGCTGTCGGCCAGTTCACTGTTATGTTGTTGACCTGTTCTGTGAGGCATCCCTCCACATACTTCCTGCCAATGCTCCTGCGATACGCCTCCCTTTTTTTCCTGCCGTGTGGTGTTCTGTCTATATCTGTTGTTGTCGGTGTCAGCCAGTTGATTACTTGCCCTCGCAGATGACCCCATTCTATATCGTGTGGCACTCCGTTTTTTTCTGGCTTCATGTTGGCTTGGTTTGAATCGCTTGTGTTCGGAGTAGCCCATGATAAAGACGCGTTTTCGTTGATGTGGTGCGCCAATTTCTTCCGCTGAGAATACTCCTGCCGTTGCGCGATAACCCAGCTGTTCCAGGCTTGTGAGGACATACTTGAGAACGGAGTCACCGTTTCCTGTTTTTGTGCTGATGATTCCGTTAACGTTTTCAAAAAAGACAGCTGACGGTCTGCATTGTTCAATTCCGCGTTCGATGAAAGGCCACAAATGGCGTTCGTCTTCGACACCTTTCTTTTTTCCCGCCTGAGAAAATGGCTGACAGGGAAAGCCGCCACTAAGGATGTCCACGCATCCACGAAACTGTCTGAACGGGAAGGTTTTAATGTTCGTGTGAACAGGTGCTGCATCCAACTGCTGCGCGTCAATCTTGTTGACCAGGTTTTGGATTGCGAAGGCTTCGATCTCCACATAAGCGACTGTTCTGCATTCTGGCAAAACGCGTCTGAGTCCGAGATCAATTCCACCGTATCCCGCACACAAGGATATGTGTCTGATAAATTTTTGGGTATTATCCACACTAACTACAAACCCCAGCCTGAATCACTTTCACTCGCTTCACGTTCTGCTGGCGTATCACTCGGCTTGTACTTCTCACTCACCTTTAACCGTATGTACTTCTTGCCAGAATCCTTTGACACGTTGTACCATCCACCAACTTCCAACTCGTTAGCTTCCTGATCGCAATGAGGACAATTTAACGGCTTCACAAAACCCGTAACATCAGGATGATTGTCACCTTTCTTATGATCATTCTTAAACAAAACACCTTTACCTGGATCATTCTCCATGACAGTCCTTTCAAAAAAATAAAAAAAAAAAATTTGTGAGGGGGGTATATACGTACACATACCCCGCTTAATTGTGCACGGCTGGGGGGGTATGAGCTCGAAAAATTGGCTGTATTCTGCCGTTTTTTATCAGCGATATTACACGCTGAACTATTGCTCAGCCTGTTTTATCTTTTAACATCAATATGTTATCATTTTCTAACTGTTCACCTGGTACGCTATCGCGTACGGTTCTGCGCGCTTTTATAGATTCCAGTAATGAGACATGACTAACGGTTGTATTGATTTGTTGTTCCTGCTTTTGAATTATAAGGCCGTTTAATTTAGCTATATCCATCATGCAGGCCCGCGCGGTATTTAACTGGTCTGTCTCCAGGCTTCTTTCGAAAATAGAATAAAGATTATTTTCTATATCTTTACTACTCAATCTACTAGACCTGGATAAACGTTCTTTTTCGCGTTTTATGGCTAGTGCAACTATAGTGTTACTAAGTAATTTAGCTGCGTTTATCTGTATTGTCCTTTTAGTGCTATTCTTACAGTCATACGCTCGTCTATATGATTCACTCGCATTCCCCGTATTTATGTATTCATCTACGAATTTATGTTGTTTCATCGTCAATTGTCTCATATGTATAAATCCTATTGACTAGACCAATGGTCTATAGTAATGATTGTTTACTAACTTAATAAATGGAGACTACTAGATATGAATAATTATGAAATAGAATTAAAAACTAAAGAACTACGCGCGCATTTACTTATTACCAGTAAAGACGTGGCCCGTTATTATTTAAATGGTATCAACATAAAAAGTTTAGATAATTTTAGATATAGGCTGGCAAGTACAGACGGTCACCGTTTACTTGTTACCTATCCAATGATAACTGAAAAAACAATGCAGGAACACACGGGCCAGGATCAATTAGATATCACTATATTAAATGATGATATTAAGCGCATTGTTACAGGTAATAAAAATGAGTTTGTTATCTTAAAAATTGAGAATGATAGATATTACCTGGATCAATTAGAAATAACGCCAATTGATGGGAGCTATCCAGAAATTAAACGCGTGATACCTGATTTTGATACGTATGAAACAAATAACCAGCCCGTTATACAATCGCAT